GTAAACTTCTGTTGCAGCCCTGCCAAGATTTGTTCTAAGATTGTCATACCGTATGAATTTGATTTATAAATTTCTACGGTAAATTTCGTTATTTATAAAGAAGGTGAGAAATAATCAGATAGGTGATACACGACAATGAAACGATTGTCGTAAAATGGTATAAAAAAGGCGTGAAACCGAATGGAATCACGCCTAAATAAAGTATTGTAACTTATGCCGGTACAGCCATTAATTCACGCCCTACTGAACGTATTGTTTCTATAATATCTTCAAAACGTTTCTTAGACGGCTTCTTTGTTCCGCTTACATATTGAGCAAACAAACTCTGAGAAATACCTAAACGTCGTGCTATGGCAGCAGCATTCAATTCAGGATGAGCTATAAATAAATCATAAAGAGGATTAGATTTCCTTTCCCGAAAGAATCCCTCAAAACTCAAATCTTCATCAAGCTCTCTCCAATGTATTCCGTCATGGCTCGTTGTGAAATTTGCGCGCTGCGCAGGAGTAGCCCATTTCAGCCTTTGGAAATCTGAAAACTTCTCACATGCCTCCTTCCCGTCAGTGGTACGTATCCATACCTCCGTATCAGTCAACCATACCTTTTCAACTATGATATTTTCCATAACCACTTATTTTGATTTATTAAAAAATTTATTCCAATGCTCTGCTATTACTTCTTGATTTTCTTCTATAACTGATTCTACAAGTTTCAGTTCAGATGACTTCAAGCCATTATTTTTGATTAATGTAACTGGAAATAAAGTGAATTTAGCACTTACATCCCCTTTGATTACATGAACATGTATAGGCTCATGGTCATTAGCGTAAAACATAAAACGAAAACCAAATAAAATAAATATCGTTGGCATACCTTTCTCTATTGATTACCCTACAAATATAGGTAATTATTTAATTACCTACAACTATTCAAGCAAAAAATTAGCGGCAATTCTTTGATGTTGCCGCAAAATATTCTATTTTTCTTGTACTAAAATTATAATCCCTATAATTTTTCTGACTAAGAGGCATTTTTCTGTCCCTTATTTCCGATTTGCTCATTCTTTGCCGCTTGCTCCTCCTTGATTTCTGCAAGCTCCTCTTCTACCCTATCAGCATTCCCGGCAAACATGATACCTTCACGGGTTGACCAAATTCCACCACTGACAGCGGAGACGGTAGTAGAAACCTTGTCGTTCAAATCATCACTTTTTTTTCAGTCGTTTATTTTTAATCAAATACCAAGTATCATTAGGTAGCCATCCCCAATAATTGTCTTCAATTTCAACTATAATATGTCGAAATTCAAATAAGGATTCTCTCAAAGCCATAGATACATCTTTCGCACTTTCTTCTGATATAAAATAATAACTATTGGGCATATCATACCTCCATGTTATTATTACATCACTTTCGTTCATAAACTTAGTTATTTGTTCCCTTGTGATATTTTTATCAGAGTATACTAATAAATATGCTTTCCTCATCTTGCAGAATTATTTTTATCTGTTATTAACTTATTCTCACTTAATTCATCAGGAGCTTCCAATTCAAGCATTGATTCGCTTGTAATCAACGTAGGTTCTGAATCACCTTTCTGTTGAAACATTTCCATAGAACGTTTCTTTAACTGATATTCCTCCGATTGAAGTTTATCACGATCAACAAATAGTAAAAATAAGAAACCAAATAAAGCAACACAAACAGGAGCTAATGTTAATACTATCAACCATGTAGGTGGGGGATTTAATATCCCAATAAGAATAAAACAAGGTACGTCAATCATTACGCACAGCCATAGTATAGGATTTAAAGCACTCTTTACAGATAAACTACCACCAGCTTCTATTATTTTTGTAGCAATACTTTCTTTATCACTCATAAAGGTTAATAATTAGAGATTATAATTTTCCAGCTAAATCCTTCACATCCTCCGCAGACTTCACCTCATGTACGGTATCGCCTACTTTAACAAAGCCTACTATATCTCCAGTGTTTGACTTTTCAAATAGTTCAGTAACCGGCACTCCCAAAGCATCAGCTATTTTTTCTAATGTACCAATAGTAGGGTTTCCTCCCAACATTTTAGAAAGGCTCGCTTGAGCCACACCTATTTTAGATGCTACTTCCGCAAGAGTAACACCTTTCTCTTTGCATACTTCCTTCACTCGTAAATCCATATATAATATATTATAAGTTTGATTTCAGGCGCAAATATACACATTATATATTATAATCTAATTTCGCCTTATAAAAATATATCGTATTATATTTTATTAACAGTGATATTATTATCAATTATATAATATAGTCTATATTTGCATGCATAAAAATAGAATATATTATATAACACATAAAATATAAGAGTATGAGCACAAAATTTAAAAGTCAGATGAAAGAAGTGATGCAAATGGCATGGTCTTTTGTTCGCAAGAACGGTTATTCAATGAGTGAAGCGTTAAAATGCGCATGGGCTAATTTGAAGCTGAAAGCAGCTTTAAAAGTGAAGATAGTAGAGTTCTACTTCAAAAAGACTGACGGCACGTTACGTCAAGCCTTTGGCACTCTCAAAGAGAATCTTATCGGTGAGGTGAAAGGTACAGGCAGAAAACTGAATGATAATTTGCAAGTGTACTGGGACACTGAAAAAGAAGAGTATAGATGTTTCAAGAAGTGCAACCTTATAAAGATAGCTTGATTATGAGAAAAGACCCTTATGGCAACTATATAACCTGCTTAACAGGTAAGCAATACCGCCAATTAAAAAGTATATCTGAAAAGGTGCAACCATATTTACCATTTACAGAAGTGGCATTTCTTGAGCTGATAAAAATAGCTTCTGCAATAATATTTAATAAAGGATTTAACAACTCTCATTTATCGGTACGAAACGGATTGGTGCGTTTTAAAAACAAGTTCTACATGAATGGCTTAAAGATAAATACACATTGTTTGACAGATGAACAATACAAATATTTATGGCAATTTGATACGCCACGTATGGACGCTTTCATGACAAAGTATAAACCAATAGAACGTGATGTTTTTGTAATGACATTCAGAGCTTGTAAACGCTATATGATTACAGGCATGACTAAAGAATCAGAAGATACGCTAATTGAAAGGCTTATTTCAATATCAAATCTTATGAGATAACACGATTATCCAAAGGCAGTCTTTGCACGACTTTAAAGGCTGCCTTTATTATTCACTCTTAAATGAAATAAGTATGGACGAAATTTGGAAAGACATTGAAGGGTACGAAGACGATTATCAAGTATCAAATTTAGGTAGGGTAAAATCCTTGCCAAAGAAATGCTGGAACGGTAAAGGATATTGGTTTAGAGATGGACGCATTTTAATACCCATAAAAAGCAAAAAGGGGTATTTGAATGTATGGTGCAGAAAGCGCATATTTAAAGTTCATCGCTTGGTCGCAAATGCTTTTATACCTAATCCGCAAAACCTACCACAAGTAAACCACATAGACGGTGATAAAACCAATAATTGCGTTACTAATCTTGAATGGGTTACTGATGGTGAAAACTTACTACACGCATATAGGGTTCTTGGTAGAAAGCAAAAGACTGGCAAAAACCACCATAATTCACGAGCTGTTCTACAATTAAAAGACGGCAAAATTATAAATTCATTTGATAGTTTGAATGAAGCGACACGCGCAACTGGTGCGCACCATTCGGGCATTTCAATGTGCTGTAATGGGAAAATAAAGAAGCACAAGGGCTATCAATGGAGATACAAAGAGGAGTGATTTCACTCCCCTTTCTTTATGCTTTGTTTCTGCATTTCAGCGTTTCTTTTTTCTTCTTGTTCTTCTTTTATCTCTGCGATTTCTTCTTCGATGCGGTCAATATTTCCAGCGAACATTACTCCATGTCGTTGCGACCATACACCACCCGATACAGCTTTTACAGCTACATTGACTTTATCTTCTAAATTGTCAAGGCGATACGGAACAACTTCTGTACTAATATCTATCGTTTCAGATGCTTTGTTAAATTCAGATGGATTTATAGAGCCTAAAGCAGAGACTATGAAGTTCACACGCCTTTGCAAGAACTCACCTATCACCTCGGCATGATTTTGAACTTGCAAATGTGTCGAAAGAAACACGTAATCGAAAGCCACTCCGGACAAGGCATTTCCAGCACCGCTCAACTTTTCAAAACTGATTTGTGGTGTATTCGTCATAGAATATGCTTTCTCAAAGAGGGTTTCTACCTCAAATTTTACGGTATCATTTGCTTGGTTCCACGTCAGATACTGGGCATCCGCACCTTCACCTGTAAGTTTGACCATTCTGTCCTTAACCTTACCCATGAAACCCTCCACGTCACCGATAAGTTTCAATAAAGGGAAGAAATGATAATCGATGCAATCTGCATAATTGGATAATAATTTCTCCAACCGAACCCGAAAAGTCTTTATCTTTTTGCAATAAGGTTCAGGACGGTAGGCATAGAGAACCGGTAATTTGGGGAATCCATGAGTAAAAGGCGTTCTTTCTTCATACCCTTTAGATAAATCCCACTGATAGACCATCTTATCAGTGATAGTCATAAAGCAAGTTATCTCCGAATCATCCATGAGCTTCTTCTTGTACTCACGTGAGAAAGCAATCATCTTACCTTCATCATTGAAGAACGGATAAAGCTTATCCCCACGGAACGGGGACCATAATACGCTTTTCAGCTTCTTGGTAGGTTTTACCTTGCCTCCGAATGTAGTCTTTACTTTTTTCCAGAACTTCGCCCAAAACGAATCATCATCGGTAACATACCAATATTCTGCCGCTTCTTGTTCGGAGAGCCAGGCACGGACAACCTTCTTGTTCTGATATTTGATTTTGTTGGATTTAAATACAGCCTTTACCGCATCCAGTAGCTTCTTTTCATCATCATCAGTTGGAGTGCAATCCATAGACGGTTCTGTGCCGACCGTGAAAGCAGTTTGAATGTTCACTATATCCTGTTCCAATGGAATGGAGATACGGTTCACTGGTTCTGTTTTATACCTTGCTTCGATTTCATAAGTCTTACCAGTTTTTTCATCGAAGTGCTTCTCAGCTTCTTTTTCAAGAACCTTTCTGTCCGGATACTTCTTTTTGTCAACCATAATTTCATGGCGTTCCGGATTCCAATCGTCCAAAAGTTTACAACAGTCGGGAAGTTCAGTCTTCCTACCTTTCTTCAGGTAGTTTATCTTCTGTCCGATATCGGGCAATGCTAATATTTCTTCTAAATTCAATGGCATAGCTTATATTTTTAGTGTGTGAATATTCCAGTTAAATCTTTCGGCTTCAAAATGCGTCCAAGCAAACAACCCAATACATAATATCTAATGGCATCCATCAAATGATTATATTCATCTACTGGCTCATTGATGTAGTTTCCATCCTTATCTTTATCCCAAACATATTTCCGAAGTTCAGTAATAATATTGTAAGAGCGTTCTGTTACAAAGAACTCCATGTCTTTAATCTTATCAATACCCGCTTTGATGGAGCCGGGAAACTTATCTACCGGATAGATATTCACGCCTCTGTTCTTTATCTCTTGAATCAATCGAGGGTCTTGCGAATCGGCAAAAACTTTCATAGAGAAAGGCTTTAACCTATTGGCAATAGCCGACGAAAGCATATCCGTTTCATAGAAAAGTTCATCAACATACAAACGGTTATCAATAATACCACATCTTACAGCAGCGGAAGGATCATTAGTAAAGCCGAAGTCCTGCCCTATTCCTACCTTTTTACATTCCTGCGGGAACTCTTTCACAATTCCCCACTTCTTGAACACAGCACCTTCTGCAACGTCAGCCCACCGGCCGATAACCACATGACCATACTTTTCAGGATTACTCACCTTCATATCCTCTACCTCTTTTAGAAACTCCGGTGAAAGATTCTCCAAATTATCAAAGTAAGTCGTATGAATATGAAGCACATTCGGATGAGTGGAAATCTGAACCTGCACACCGTCAATCTCTACCAGCTTGTGAGTTTTCTCAATGTATTTCTTGTAGATGAAGTGATTGGAATCGCATGGGTTCATTATAATGATAATCCGGTTCTGAATACCCTTCTTGCGAATGGAGAGCATTATCTTGTCGAACTCATCTTCGCTTGTCCACTCTTCCGCTTCATCGCAGACGAAAGTCGTAATGCCTTGAATGGATTTCAGTTTTGCTGTCTGGTTCCCGGAA